CTAATGTTGCAGCATTATCACCCTTTAAATAATAACCATTACTACCATAGTCTCCAGTTTCTGTATTATAATCTATAGGGATCCAAATTCCATCACTATTAAACTGTCCAAAATAAGATGCATCATATGCATAACCATCTAGAAAAAATATTTCAGCCATATATCCATCAAAAGGAAACTGAGCTGCACTAGTAGATATATTTTTGATTGCTCCTAATCTATGTTCTGATGCTAAATTAATTCCTATTTCTTGTTCGTCAGATGGAGTGTTATAATCAAGAAAATCTATAATTCTTTCACCATTAATAAACATTTTTTGTCTATTATCAGCAAGATCATTATCTGTATCCCAAACTACAACTAAATGATACCAAGCAGTTGGATCATTAACTTTTTTCTCAGCCACCATGAATTTAGTACTATGTGCTGATAACATAATATTCATATTATCAGAAATACCTGAATCATTGTTTATTACAATTCTACCTCTATTAGAACTATTTGTTGCAACATCTACTGAAAGAAATGTATAGTATAGACTACTAGCAGCAACAGCATTATTAACTTCACCTAACTTAAACCAACAACTCCAAGTCCATTTTTTTCTATTACCAGCACCACTTGGTGTTCTATGCATATAATGATCTGCTGTAGAACCCGTTCTATTAAATCTAATTGAATTTTCAATCTCGTATACATCATCACCTTGGGCAGATGCTCCTAATCTAAATGAATGGTCCTTAAAAACAGGCATAAAATTATCCCATATTCAATGAAGCTACAGCATGAATTGCATTAGCTGCAACTACATAGTAATCAATACGATCTTCTGCATTTGCTGCTGTGGTTAATGTTGGAGCAGTACCTCCTGGAAATTCCCAAGCAC